TCCGCCGCAGCTTGAGCCTGTTGCTATCCGTCTTACAAAGACTGAACTTCGCCCAGGCACGGCAGACAACGACGTCAATGCGATCATGATGACCGCGGGCGGCTTGCCTGAAGGTTATTTCGTCAACGACTTCTTGACCTCGCCTTACGCTTGGTTCTTGCTGACGAACATTGACGGCTTGAGCTACATGGAGCGTGTTCGTTTCGAGACCGACATGCAGGTAGATTTCGTTACAGACAACTTGCTTGTCAAAGGATACGAGCGGTATAGCTTCTCGTATTACAACTGGCGTGCAATTTGGGGCTCGTTCCCAACGTCTTAATCGGCAAACGAGGGGAGCCATTTGCTCCCCTCACAACTTTGAAGGAGAGACCTCATGGGTCAAACAAACTTCACTGGGCCGGTTACATCGGGCGACCTACAGCAGGGCCAAACCAACGGTCCTAATATAGGTTTCGCAAGACTTGCTCAGTCAGTCGCACTTACGCAAAATGGCGCTACTGCCGTTTCTGCAACGCTATATATACCTGCTGGCTCTCAGATCGTGTCGTTTGACATTGACGTTCTGACTGCATTTAACTCTGGCACTTCTGCGACGTTGTCTATCGGCACATCTGCCGCCGCGACAACTTATGTTAGCGGTGTTGACGTTAAAGCTGCCACGGGTCGTATTGCGCCGACATACACGGCGGCACAGCTTGCCGCTATGTCAAATCAAACAGTGCTTGGTGTTGCCGCTCCAACGGTTGCCCCCGTTGTTGTGACGATTACGCCTGTTGGAACCGCCGCTACTGCTGGTTATGTTAATGTTAACGTTAACTATATCCAGCTAACGTCTTCTAACTAATAGGAGCCCACGATGGGTTACGTTGTTAAAGATCCAAAGGCCAAAGGCAATTTTGGCGCTGGTGAAACTGTCCGTCGTGCTGAAGAAGGCACCGACGGATTCAAAAAGGGCGGTAGCTGCATGAAGAAGGGTGGAAAGGCTAAAAAGCCTGCCCGCGCTTCTGGTGGTGGCGTTCTTTCTTCTGCCGCTAAGGGTGAGCCTCGCGGTAAAACTGCTCACTACTGAGAAATGAGCGGGGCGCAAGCCCCGCTTTCCTTCTCTCAGGATTTTTTTATGGCAAGATGTTATAAAATCCCAAATTGGGACGGGAAATGTGTCTCATGCGGAGAAAGCTCTAATGTCGTTTCTTTTGGGAAGGGCAAAGCTGGAACTTGCAACAAATGTTATAAAGCTGATTGGAGCAAGGATAATTCTTTAAAAATAAGATGCCAAAGACTTTATGGGAATGCTCAAAAACGAGCAAAAAAAATGGGATGGCCTGCTCCAGATTTTACATCGTCGTGGATAGAAAAAAAGATATTGAATGGAGTTTGCGAAGCAACCGGAATATCATTTGACCTTGATACAAGAATTACGGATATACATGCGTCAAATCCTTGGGTTCCTTCAATAGACAGGATAGATAGTTCTTTGCCGTATATTAAATCTAATGTCCAAATAGTTGTTTATATGTATAATGTTTGTAAGGGAGAATTTACTCACGAAGATGTAATAAAATTTGCAAAAATGCTTTCAAGGGAGGAGAAAAATGTCATTTAAAACTCCCGCTTGGTCTAGGTCTGCTGGACAGTCGAAATCTGGTGGCCTTAACGCCAAGGGTCGTGCATCCGCTAAGGCTGAAGGCCATAATTTAAAGCCGCCAGTTTCTAAAGAACAAGCATCTAAAAGTCCTAAAGCCGCTGAGCGTAGAGATAATTTTCGGGCCCGTATGTGCGGGATGAAAAAAAGATTAACTTCTGCTAAAACGGCTCATGACCCTAATAGCAGAATAAATTTAGCTTTGAAAAAATGGGATGTTAAATGTTAGCTTGCACGCGATGCAAGATTGAAAAGCCTGAGACGGCAAAATTCTTTCCTCTTCATAATAAGAAGAAGAATGGATTAGATAGCTGGTGCAGAGATTGCAGAAATTCTTATAGAAGCGGGATTAGGCGCGGTATTTATAGAGATATGATTGAAGACAAAGATTTAGCTTATTTAATTGAAACAACCCATAATTGCACAATATGCGGAGATATGTCTAACCTAGTAGTGGATCATGACCATAAAACAAATAAAATTAGAGGGATGCTTTGTAATAGATGCAATCAGGGATTGGGCCAATTTAAAGACGACCCTGAATTGTTAGAATATGCTAAAATATATTTACTGGCTTCTAATGGGGATGCAGAAGCTGATTTATACATAGAGAAATATGGCAATGATTTTGTTTGTGAGGAAACATCAAATGTCTAAGCCATTTTGGGAAAAATATGCACCTAAAGACGCAAAGCATAAGGCTTTAAACTCAAAAGGTGTTAAGATGGCCAAAGCAAGAGCTAGGGCCGCTGGTCGTCCTTATCCAAATTTAGTAGATAATGTCGCTGCAGCGCGTGCCGGACACACAAAAGGAAAACACTGATGCGTCCTATTACAGTTACTGTTTCTGACGCCTCTGGCGGCGCTAAATCAAGTGACCTTATTCGTTTTGACGACTGGGCTCCCGCGCCCGTATCAATCCAAGTAAATGTTACAGGGACAGTCAATTATACGGTTCAGACGTCTATGGATGACCCCAATAGTGCGACAAATCCTGTCGCCTTGGCGTCAATGACGTGGCTGTCTTCTTCTGACACAAATGTCGTTGGTGCAAGCGCCTCAAAGTCTAGTTATTTTAACCAGGCTCCTGTATTTGCTCGCGTTTTATTAAACAGCGGAAACGGATCTGTAACGGCCACGTTCTTGCAACTGAGCAACGGCCCGATTTAATAAGGGGGCCCCGTGGCAACCAGCGGAACATATGCGTTCAACCCATCTCTGGGCGAGGTTGTCCCTTACGCTTATCAGCTGATTGGGATACGCCCTAGCGCGTTATTGCAAGAACACATGGAGGCGGCCCGCATGGCCACCAACATGATGTTTATGCGATGGTCAAACCAAGGCGTTAATCTTTGGGAAGTTCAGTTGGGCAGCATTGCGCTGGTTCAGGGACAGACGCAATATTCAATACCTTCTAGCTCAGTTGTTATTTTAGATGCTTATATTCGCGTCACGTCTGGCACGACAAATACTGACAGATTAATTCTACCAATTTCACGGTCTGAATATTCAAGCTATCCAAATAAGGCGCAACAGGGCTTTCCAACTGTATATTGGATGGACAGGTTATTAAGCCCAAGCGTATATTTATGGCCGGTGCCTGACGGCAATGAAACGTCTTTTAATTATTATTATATTAATCAAATACAGGATACGAATTTAACTGGCGCTCAAACAATGGACATCCCATCCATTTGGCTTGAGGCTATGGTTTATGGCCTTTCTTATCGTCTTGCTCAAATATGGGCTCCAGAAAAGGCGGTAATGATTAAGCAGATGTCTGACGAGTCTTACGATATTGCGTCTCGTCAAAACGTCGAAGTTGCCCAACAATATATTTCCCCTACAATTGCTGGTTATTTTAACTCGTAAGGATGGGATAATTGGCTTACGCATCAAAAGCCGGACGAGCCAGAGTATCCTCGCGTAACCCACAGGCGCAGGCCGTCTGTGATCGATGTGGCATATGGACTAATCACACTAGGCTACAGTGGCAATATGACTGGCGTGGCGCGTCTTTAGCGAATATCCGTATTCTTGTGTGTGATGAGTGTTTAGATGAGCCACAACAACAGCTTCGCGCCATAGTTGTCCCGGCAGACCCTGTTCCAATTACGCAGCCGCGCACTGAGCCATATTTTAATGATGAAGTCGATTACCGCATTACTCAAGGCAATACAATTGATCCAGTTACGGGCATTCCCGTTATAGGCGGCGCGACAAGAATTACTCAAAATAATAATTATCGCGTTACGCAGCAAACTGGTGAAGCGCCTAGTGGATTAAATCAGCTCCCAGGAACAGATTGGAATGCTCCAGCCGTAATTTATAATAATACGGAGATTGGACTACCTTACGACAATACGTCTGTTCCATTTACCGGCCCATTGTCTCCACCATATAACTTTATTGTTCAGTGGAACAATCAGTGGTTCTTTGGTATAAGAACAGGATCATATTGGACGAACAATGTTGGTGCGTTCGTTAATTGGTCTACAACGATTTTATAAGAGGAAATAATGGCCGTTCCTTATACTTTTGGAAATACGCCTGGCGGCCAAAGCATTCCTTTAACGGAATTAGACCAAAATTTTGCATATATTGAATCACAAATTGGCTCTGGAGCAGGGGCAACGGGTCCAACGGGGCCAACTGGGGCGGCATCAACAGTTGTTGGCCCAACAGGACCAACCGGAGCGTCTGGTCCTGCTGGTTTTGGTATTACATATAAGGGGAGTGTCGCCACTGTTGGGGCCCTCCCGGCAACTGGGAATACTGTTGGCGATGCTTATATTGTTGCGTCAAATTATCATTTATATATTTGGAACGGTTCTTCTTGGATAGACAACGGACCAGCCGTTACTGCTATTACAGGCCCAACAGGCGCAACTGGACCAACAGGTGTAACAGGCCCGGCAGGCGCAACTGGACCAACAGGCTTAACTGGACCAACAGGTGTAACAGGCGCAACTGGACCAACAGGTGTAACAGGCGCAACTGGACCAACAGGTGTAACAGGCGCAAAAGGCCCAACTGGACCAACAGGCCCAACTGGACCAACAGGCCCTACAGGATCTGGCATCTATACAGAATCTACGTCTCCACCAACAAGCCCCGCTCCGGTTAATGGAGACCGATGGTTTGATACTTCTACAGGATATCAATATACCTATTTAACGGACGCGGGTGGGTCGCAGTGGGTTGAAGTTGGGACCACATCTACCGTTGGCCCCACGGGCGGTATAGGCCCCACAGGCCCCACTGGCTCCATTGGTCCAACTGGACCTGCTAGTGGCCCTACGGGGCCTACTGGGTCCGGCGCTACTGGACCCACAGGGCCGACTGGTATTGCTGGCCCAACTGGCTCAACTGGCTTAACTGGCTCAACTGGCCCTACAGGAACTGGACCAACAGGTGTAACTGGACCAACAGGTGTAACAGGCCCTACTGGCCCTACAGGAACTGGGCCAACGGGACCAACAGGTGTAACTGGACCAACAGGTGTAACTGGACCAACAGGTGTAACAGGCCCAACTGGATCAACACCTACTGGGGTGGGGTTGCTTGCGTCAAGTCAAACATGGACGGGGTATAATACTTTCTCGACAGGCGTAATTTATGGAACAAGTTCTTCGGCTTATATTTATCTTGA